GAATCTACATTAACCATTTCAGCATACACACCTAATTCAGCTCTTACGCCTTCACCTGGAATAAAAGGAACATTGGCAAATATATCAGTAGCTGTGGGTTCATAAGTCATAAGCCATTTACCTACAGCGTATACAGCTGCAGTGCTAGTAATGGTACCTGTGTTAATATCAGTTAAGGTAAAAGAATTAGCATCAACTCTAGTAATAGAATATGTGCCGTCAGTAGCTGAAACACCAGAATTTGATAAGAAGTGAATCCCAATAATAGTGCCTGTAGTTAAACCGTGTGCTGTTTTGGATACTGTTACAGTTGTACCAGATCGTGCATAAGTTACACTTGATGAAACAGGTGTTGTTGTAGCCGTATCAAATAAAACTACATATCCAGCAGTAGCAGTACCTGTATACGATAGTCCTTTAACACGAACAGGATATTTAACTAGATACCCACTAGAATTTAAATGCGCTTGTTTTACATCATATTGCATACCCATAATTAATCTCCTTTATTTAGTGAGGGGGCTAGGCGCCCCCAGTGATTAATTAACTAACGGCTGCAGAGAATGGTGTAGCTGGTGTACCAGAACCTACTAAAGCTGCGGTTACTAAAAATTCACCCGCTGCAATGTCAGTAACTTGTACGTATGAACCAATTAAACCGCCTGTTGTTGTACCGCTCATAGTAATTGTATCTGAAGCTGGAAGAGTACTAAATACAGAACCTGTAGTACCGGCAACTGATGCTAATCCGTTCATAGTGTCTGTTGCATTAGCTACTTGAATAATATAATTATTAGTTGTAACTGCAGTTGTAACTACAAATTTATAAACAGCGTTTGTGCCTGTAGCTGCTGGAAGCGTTACTACAATACCTGCTGCACGTGATAAATTGATTGTTTGACCATTGTAAGTATCTGCTGTAACTGCTAGTGTTGCTGCTGTAACTGTTGAATTAACGCCTGTGCCTGTGATAAAGCCATTAGTTGACGTGACTGGACCCGAAAAGGTTGTATTAGCCATGATGTATTTCTCCATATAGAGTTAAGTCTATTAGTCTTATATGCGTCTGCCGGGACAGTCTAATAAACCGGATATACCCGGATATTCAAATAATACATGAATGCATACTATTTGCAAGTATTATACAACAAAAAGGGGCCGAAGCCCCTTAATTTAATAACAGTCTGTTACGATAATCATTACTTGTTCATTACGTACATAGTTATTTCAAAGCCAAATCTCATTTCTGTAGCTGCTGGAGTTGTCCACATAATAATTTCCTTTATTAAATTTTATACACACCGTGTGTATAACTGCATATTACTCCAAAGATTTGCCTGTGGAATAGAGAAAACCATGAATTACAGGCAAAGAAAAACCCCACCGAAGCAGGGTTTAACTTGGTACATTGTTTCCAACCGCAATTAAGCGCCTGGTGAACCCCACATACCGAGAGGATCTGACCAACCAAATGAATAACGTTCACGAGCTTTGTATCTAACATTGCCTGTGTCGAAATCGCCATCCATAGAAGTAGATAACGGAGTACGCACAAAGTGCTTCATGCCGTTAGGTACATCAGTTGTTAAGAAGTATGCATCGCTGTCTGTCAAGTAATGGTTAATTGTGTAACCTTCTGGAATTGAACCATTATTCTTAATAGCATTGATATCATTGTCAGCTGTAGAAACACGAAGTTCAGTTTCTAGCAAACGAGTTGCAACAAACTGATTACCTGGTGGAACTATTAACTTACGTGGTTGAGCAGCAATTAAAAGACCACGCTCATCAGTCCATGCAGCGATTTGAATAACAGCGTTTTCTAGTGCTGTTTCGTTCAAGTCTGTAGGAGTTGTTTGAGTGTTGTTATTTACGCCACCACCAACAGTTGGATGTGAAGTAGAGAACAATGGAACACCATCACCACCGTAATACTGTGCTGAATTAGTGAAGCCATTATTAAGAACTGCAGCAGCCTTAACTTGTTTTGTGTAAGCCATAGCGCGAGCTAAAGCCTTTGTGTAACGTGCTGATAATGTGTCATACAAGTTATCTTCTACAGCTTCTTCTGTTAAAGAAAAGCCAAGAGCGATAGTTTGGTGATTGTATCGAGCAGTAAAAGCTTCTTGAGCATTGTCGTAAGCGATGGCATTGCCTTCGTTTTTAACAGGTGCTGCCGCAAAGCCTGAAAGTTTTGTTTCTTCTTCGAATGAACGTTCTGAAGTCTCTGTTTCGTAGAGTTCTTTATGTTCTTCGCCGTAACGTTTATATTCTAAACCAAATAGTGCATTTAGTCCTGGTAAGAGCTCTTTAAGGAGCTGTGCGCGTGAAATAGCCATGTTTTATTCTCCTTAAATACCAGTTGGGTTATTGTATGAATGAGCGACTGGGTTAAATTTAACCAAGACGTCAGTATACGCATCACCAACTGTAGATGTTGTACTCTCAACGAAATCTACAATACGGAACGCATAACCAGAAGTAGTAGCCACTGAAGTGCTAAGTGCTGAGTTTGAATTACCTGTAGTTGTTGAACCTGTAGATGTTGATTGAACTGCATTTAAAATAGCATTAGAACCAAGTGTAGCTTGAGCTAGTGAGCCCGCTGCTTGAACTTGGAATAATGTGTTGTAGTCGTCTACAACGTAAGCCATAGCATCAGACGCTACTGTACCAGTTGGCCAGTATTGTGCAAATGTTAATTGCTTTGTTGTTGGGTTAGTGTAAGTACAACCTACAAAAACACCGATTGTGCCTGCTGGGAACGGTGTTGAGTTATCACCATTCGTTGTTACTATTTCAATTGTTCCTGCAGCTACAATAGAAACTACTGAACCGTAGTATATATTTGCTGCGTAGCCGGAAGCAATCTTGATTTGACGTGTGCTACCAGCATATGGTAGACCGCCAATTTCATTTACGGGTTTAAAGCCGTACGGGGTTGCTGTTGCTGACATAATATGTCTCCTTTGTGTTATTTACCTTTACCGAATGACGATGTAGCTTTCTTCTCTGAGAAAAGAGGCATACGAGCATCATTCTGTTTCATAAAGCTGTTGTCAACTGCTTCGGCTTGTTGTTTTGCTATGTTTTCATAGTGAGCCTTACGTTGTGCAACAAACTCTTCTGGAATTTTACATAATAATAGTCCACCAATTTCAACTCCGTCTTTGAACCGAGCATTTTGGTCAACCATTATTCTCATTTCAGGGTGGTCCGCTAATTTAACGGGCTCCCATCCTTCACGCATTTTTGAAGAAACATTTAGATTATCAGCTTCGTTTAATAGACTAGTTCTGATCCAACGGTATGCCCATCCAGGTACCTTTTTAAATTCAGGTAATAGGGAGGCAGGTTTCCAGCTGTCTGCACGTTGAAATTCTTCTCTGGTATCTATTTCACGATCTTTTCTGTTTGTATTATCCATTTACATTCTCCAATTTTAAAGTTTCTCTTGCATATTGTTCCGGTGTTATACCAAATTTCTTGGCTAACGCTACTTGTGTCTTCGTCAATCGTACTTTTTTAGGCGCGGTACTACGCGTTGCCGGAGCAACTACAGTCGAAGGTTTTGTGCGCTGGGCGGGTTGGTCCTCGTCTAGCGTTGCATCCCCAAAGTGTTCTGGGAATCGTTTCTGCATCGTACTATCAATACGACGATAATATTCGTCAGATGTGGGATCTATACCACTTCTAACTAATTTTTCATGTGCCCCTAAAGCAAGACTTGTCATTTCTTCGTCTTTACCAAACCAGTCATTCTTTTCTTGCCATTTTAAAGCTCTTGAATCTGGTTTTGGAACTTGAGGCCTAGTTTCCTGTATATATACATCTTTTTCAGGTTCTTGTAAAGTGTTTTTATATTGAGGCTTATATTGTTGCATCTGAGACAAACGCATTTGAGTATCATTCATCTTAGATTGAGCTTCAATAATCTTATCAGTATCACCAGAATCATAAGCTTCACGATAGTCTCGTTTAGCAATAGATAACTGATGTTCTAATGAATTACTTACAGCTTTAATATACTCTTCTTCACCAGAACTTAAAGTTGTTTTTAACTTTTTATTCTCATCAGAAATTTGTTTTGCATATTTAATTGCTTCTTCACGTTCGCGATCAGCAGATTCTTTAGCACGTCTTTCGTCATGCCAAACTTTTTTAAGCTGTGCCATACGTTGTTTAACACGTTCAGAATAATCTTCTAAATTGTCATTTTCTAATTCGTCTACTTTTTCTTTAGGTAAGGGTTCTTTACCTCTATCAGCAGCGGGAATATCATCGTCTGTAATTTCAAGATCAATGTCCTCTGCTTGTGTTTCTACTGAAACTTCATTTTTTTCTTTTTGAATGAAAACTTCTTTTTCATCAGGCAATTTATTTCCTGAAACTTCCATGTCATCGGGATATTCAAATACTATCTCGGTTTCTTTTTGCTCAGCCATATATTACTC